ATGTAGACGACATGCACATGACTGCCAGAGAACTACACACAGCTGTGCAAACTTTGAGATCTTCTTTGTTGGATGAAGCTCTTCAACAGTCGCCTCCGTGGGAAGCCAAACTGAGAATGGTGCCAGAACCTGCTGTGCTCTATGAGATCGAGCCCGACGGTGACATCCACATTATTAGGGTATCAATGGACATGTGGGTAGAGCCCGGCAGTGAATACAATGACTACACCAAACTTTGTGCTTGCAATGACTGGGATGACAAGTATTGTGACCCTGGCGATTGCGATTTTGGTGCAGACAGGTTGCCATGTGAAGGTAAGTGTGTCACTCTCAGTCAATTCTCCACAATATTGGCAAACAACTTCGTAAAGGTTGCGTTCCGTGATAACAAGTATGTGTACACCGATGTGTTGGTGGGCGCTTTAGAGGACACCCTTCTCAAAAACGATTTCTTTGAGAACCTCGAAACTTTAATTGGAGATGACATTGGACAAAAATATAGGGAAGCTATTGGAGACCATGACAACAGAGTGATAAATAACACTTTTGCCAGGTTCAATTATAATACTTTATACACTTGCAGGCCCAGCAAAACTCTCCTTGGAGGAGATTACAAAGATATGAACAGATATCTAATCAATACAACTAAATCCTCGCCAATGGATTCTGACAAACAATTCCTATTCGACATGGCTTTGAACTACTGTTACATGAATTGTGTACCGGCATCAACATTCGTAGACTCTAAAGTGCGCTCTATGTTAAGTCGACAAAAACATTTTTCGGATTGTACTGAATCACAACTTAAATACGCGATTATTTTTGACCCTGTTGCAGACGACTTTGATGAGCACGAATTCATCTTCTTCATTGCTCCCGTATGCGCAGAAAGCGGTGAGGGTCCGTTGGACAAAGAAGTTGGTTGGTTCAAACATGTTGAGGGTGTCTTGCACTACACAATTGGTGCTGATACTTCTACTGAGACTTTAATTACTTGCGCTAAACTGGTAGGCTCAGACTCGATAACGGTAGATGGAAAAATTCTCACTGTAGTCGCACGGAAAAACTTTGGGCCCATTCAAGTACTCTGTGTTACAAAAATGAAAGGCGATTATCTCATTAGTGGTTCGGATGAAGAAATGTATTTTGATATACCGGTACTAAACGATTCTCTGTTTAAGGTTGGAAATGTGGATTTAATCAGACTAGAAAGACGGAAATTGCACCGAAGTTTGATAACTAGATTGATGAATTTAAACATAACTGGGAAAGTTGGAGACGACAAGATGTTGGAATATGCAATGGCGCTCAGTTGGTTCAGTTACAACAAAAGGGGTGTTGAAATAATGAGCAACACAATTTCGCCCGAGGATGCATATACTCACGTCTACATAGCAAAAATGTTACTCAGCAGGAACAAATGGTACGACAGCATTTTTGAAACCGTCACTACAAATGGTTTGAGCAAAGTGGCAGCAAGTGTGCTAAGCGCAATGTTTTCTCATTTCAGTGAAGGTATTAACGTTGATGACCCTGCTCTCACAAAATTCAAACAAGTATTTGACTTGCTCAAAAATCCCAGTGTCAGATCCAGCACGGGTATTGCGCTAGAAAGATGGGCAAGCATCGATTGTTGGACTAAACAAATAGGTTTTACTGCAATTCATACCGCTGAGTGGCACGCTTGTACGCATCACAGCGTGTGCCACGAAGCTGAGACTGGAAGACTGTGTGAATGTTGTGGAGCCAAT